TTGTGTTACCAGTTACAGTAAAGGGAGCATTGACACTCATTGCACGGTTTCCTCTTGTTTAGGTACTTGTGGTTCAGCCTGTTCTTTAATCTTTTTCAGTAAAACCCAAGCACCTGATTTAGTTGGTAATTCACCTAAAACTTGTAAAACAAAATTTACTTCATCTATTGTCAAATCTAATTTAATCACGGTTATCCCCTTCAGTTGTTAAAAAATTGTTACCAAGGCAACGGCTGTGCTTGAGGGCTAACAGGTGGATTTACCATACTGTTAATTTGTCCATCAATGTTTGCATAGTAGTTTTCTTGATTGTTAGTCAGTGCATTAATCCATCCAATTACTTGTTCTTCTGTTAATTGGTCGTATGGAATAAAATCTGTCTCTACTTGATCTGTAAACTGAACATTGCCATCTATAGATGCTGTATATGTACCATCAGTACCACTTACTGTAAACAAGACATTAGTAACAAATCCTTGTTCTGGTGTATTAAGCGTATACATTGAATTAATAACAGTCGTATAAGTAGTAGCCATTATTTAAGTCCTTTTAATTGATCAATTTCTGCTTTAAGTTCTTTTATTGCGTTAATCATGTACCAAGTTAAGTTATCTGCATCTAAAGACATTACACCTGTACTTTCCGTCTTAACGCAATCAGGTAATATTTGTTGTAATTCTTGAGCAATAACACCAAGTTGAACACCTTCTTTTTTAATTGCTTGATTTTGTGGTAAATCTGTAATTTCTTCAGGTAGACGATATTCAAAGTTGCGTACTTGAATTTGTGTAATTTTATTTAGACCAACATTGTTATCAATAATATTTTTCTTTAATCTTTGATCTGAAGTTACTGACCATAAAGTAGAGTTGTTGCCTTGATAAGTTCCGCCACCACCAGCATAAATAAATCCAGTATTTGAACCTTTACCAACAACAGAAGCTCCGTTAGTCGCACCTAAAACGATTTCTTGGCTTGCCCCAGTGCTTGATGCGCTTGTGTTGCCAATATATATGTTATTTGCTCCATTAGTAAGCACAGCGCCAGATGATGCGCCAATACATAGGTTTGCCCCACCTGTAACTAAATTCCCCGCCTGATAGCCTACAGCAGTGTTGTATGAGCCGCTAATGTTTGCTGCTAAAGCGCCTAAACCAAATGCTGAGTTATAATTACCCGTATCATTGGCTTGTAATGCACTATCTGATAGACCAAATCCAAATCCACCAAATGCGCTATTACCAGCACCTGTAGTATTTGTGGTTAAAGCAAAAGCACCAAACGCAGCATTTGCAGCACCTGTTGAATTGTTTGATAAAGCATTATACCCAACAGCCGTTCCGTAATTTACCGTATTTAATCGTAAAGCATTAGCACCAACCGCAACTAGTTGAGTTGCCGTAGTTCCTGTATAAGCCGCTTGATAACCTACTGCTGTGTTACCAGAGGCGGTGAGGTTTGAGTAGAGGGCGGCATGACCTAAGCCCGTATTAGATGAGCCAGAAGTATTGCTACTTAATGGACCACCACCACCCAAAGCGGTATTTTGACTTCCCGTAATATTTGCTGTTAATGCAGCATGACCAATAGCGCATATATCAGCGCCAGAAGTATTGGCTTGTCCAGCATAAGAACCAAAAAAATTATTACGACTTGATGTAGTTAGTTTTCCAGCATTTGAGCCAAACGCATTGTTTTCAAAATTAGTTGTTTCAGCATTTAAAGCCAAATAGCCAACAGCAGTTGAATTTGAACCGCTACTGTTTGTAGCCAAAGCACTAGCACCCACAGCCGTATTAGTAGATACAGCACCAGCACCACGACCAACAGTAAGACCATAAACAGTTAAGTCAGTACCAGAGTATAAAAGGTTGGCTGAGTCTGTTAATAATCCACTAGCACCAGCGTATGTTACTCGACCACTTGTTAGACTAGATAAACTTAAACTAACACCAGCTATCGTTCCTGTTAATGTAGGACTAGCTGATAAAACATTATTTCCTGTACCTGTATTTGTTACAGAAACTACATTTTTACTAGCATCTAAGGCTAATGCTGTTGATGCTGTTAATCCTGATAATGTAGCTGTTCCACTTACAGTAATATTAGTAACATTGGCTGTAGTTACTGTTACGTTACTAATAGTAACATTACCGCTACTAATGGTAGCGTTAGTTAATGTCAGATTACCAATAGTAGTAGTGGTATTCCCTAAGTAAATAGATGTATTACCCAAGGTGATGGGTGTATTAAAGTTACTATCTAAGTTGGATAAGGGTATTGATGTTGTTGCCGTGCCAAAGGTGTATGGGACAGTCATATTAGAACCTCACTCTCAATTCATGTTCAAATTCAAATCCGTTATAAATAAATCCTGCGCTATTTGATGTTACTGTGCTACCTAAGTATTTGCCATATTGCGATGCGTCTGACTTAAATAATTGGTATCCAATCGTATCCCAACCAATAATGACGTTACTGTTGTTTTTCCACAAAATTGTATCAAAATTGTTATTAGTCCAATCAATTAAACTACTTAATATATTGACTTGATTTGAACCAACCTCACTATCTATGGTAGCAGTTAAATCAATGGTATTGTTGCTATTTGTTGCTTCTATGGCTAATTTTAACGCTTGTTTTGTCCGAATAGGGTCACCCATCGGCATCAATGCCGTCTGGATTCTACTCGTAATTGTATTTGTACCATCACTATATAACTTCACCAGACTATTGCCTGATGTACCATACATAGTAATTTTACCTCCAATTGGTACAGATGCAATATAGCTTGTATTGTCACCTTGACTTGTTAAAAACCATTTCTTTTCAAAGAATACGGCTTGCATAAACCGATAACTATTGGTAAACACCGCATCATAGTATCTATAGTTAAAACAAGCACATAAAATGTTATTGATTAGCACTTGACTGGCATATACAGGGTAATTAAAGTCAATATTAGGAAAAATACCATCTAAACTATCAGATAGCTTACTGGTTGTTGATCCAACTAAAGCGTACATTCCATAATCGTTCATAAACAGTACAGAACGGAAGTATGGAAAAATGGTATATGGTCTTTTAGACCCTACTGAGGCTGAAACGTTAGTATTGGTAAATAAAGTTGATCCGTCAGCTTGTACCCGAACATCCGAAAACACGTTAATAGAATCATCACCAAAAACATACAAAAAGTTGTTTGCAGACAATAATTGCGTAATGTTGCCATGCAAAGTTGAGTCAGTTAACGTCAAAGCACCAGCAGATACGCTTGTAAAGTCTGAATAAGAGCCTGCTGCGCTATAGTAAATTGTTCTACCTTGAGCAATCCATAACCGACCACTAAACGTAGCAATAGCAGTATTGGTTGTATTGTTAATAGTAGCTGTAATAGTGGCTGCGTTGGTAAATCCACCACCACTTAGGGAAACTACTAGGTTAGCTGAGTTGGTATAGCCACTACCAAAGTTGGTCATTACTACTTGCGTAACTACATTTCCTAAAACAATAGCTGTACCAGCAGCGTTTGTTCCTCCACCACCACTAATATTAACAGTTGGTGCGCTTGTATATCCAGCTCCACCACTAATCACGTTAATAGTAACTGTACCTGTCTTAAAATTGAGTAAACTAGCTACTGCTGTTGCGCCACTACCTACGCCATTAGCACTTGTAATAGTAACTGTTGGTGTAGTGTTATAGCCTGTACCAGCGTTAGTTAAAGAAATGTACGAAACAGTATTGCCACCTGTAGTTAAAAAAGATGTAGCATTGGCTTGTACACCATTTGCATTATTGGGTGCTGATATAACTACTGAGGGTGAAACATTATAAGCAGAACCACCATTACTAATAGCAACTATACCAATAGAGCCAATTTCTACTAAATTAGTACCATCCCATGAAAATAAACCCTTATTGGGGTCAATAATCATCATAAATTCGTTATTCCATTGGGATACTTGCACCCCAGAGGATGAAAAAGTACCAGCAGCAGCAATATTGCCTTTAATATTGGTAATTACATTAAAATATTGTGCGCTACCGTTTGCACTAAAAGAAACAATATAATCCGTAATTCCTAGATTAATAGAATACAAATATACCGTACTAGTAAATGTAACGGATACGTTACTACTGTCGTAAACTTGACTATACGTTGGAATAACTTTAAGGTTACCATAACCAATAGGTTGGATGTTCTCTAACCAATATAGTTCCGTCTCATCAATAGATGTACGGTTAGCTTTAGTATTCAGTCCTTTAAACTGCTTAACTACTTGGTAGGACTTTTTTTGTTCTGCTGCTGCCATGGTTACATACCACCAGAATAAGCACTAGGTAATCTTCTAGTGTATACAGAGTTCAGTATGCTACTAATATGTTTGTTGTATTCTTGTTTAAAAATTTCAGATTCGCCAAAACTCTGCTCATAAAACTTAGCAAGATACGCTGCGTAAAATTGTACAGCCGTATTGTACGGATCATTAATTGTATCATTAATAGTTGGTGTACTAAGTTGCAAAGCATTAGGCAATACCACACAATCTATCTCCATTTGATAAACTTGATCTGGTACTGGTCCAATCTAAATCTGTCCTTGACCGTAGACGCTATAGGCTAGTGGTTGACCAATGTAATTCTGCCAATACCGTAACTTAGCACTAAAGTCTGACCATGGTAAATACTGCATAGCTAATCGTGAGTTACCCCAATACAAGTTCATGTTCACAATATCTAAGACTGTGTTACCAGAGCTTTGTGATAAAGGTGCAGTTCCCATCAGGTTGGTTAAAGCACTATACGAAATATTTTCACAGTTACCAACATATTGCAAAGTAGCTGATCCATCAGCAAACGCTGTATTCGGTGGATAGTTGCTATAGTTATTCGTATTGTTACCAGGGTACGGTGGAGCAGTAGAGCTTGAAGTTCCACCAGTAATATACTGATAAATAAATATATTGCTAAACACAAACGTATTAGCAGTAACAACCGTAGTAGGTAGCCACGCTGTTGGATACGCTGGTGACGCTGAATTGATCGTTGCTGAAGGCGCAACTTGACATGGTACTTGCGTAACAACGATTTCTCGCAATGCGCCAGTATCTCTTACTACACGCTCACGAGCAGAATTAATGTTGTCAGTTAGTTGCTGATCCGTATAAAAATTGGCATTAGCATCATGTAACAATCTACGTACTGCTGTGAGGTAACTTGACAAAGTTGCCATTTAATTTCCATCATTTATGACGCTATTTTAAGGATGTTTCCCCGAACCTGCCGTTTAGCAGGTAGGGGTACTTTTTCCACCAACGGGGATAACGATTGGTCTTTTTTTGGCGGTTGGGTACTAATTTCCCATTGATCTAGAATAGCTAGAGCAGCCTCTAAATCGTTGGAAGTTAGACACCAGCCCAACCTAGCCAAGTAAACTTCTTTATCTTCGCTACCATAACCAAAAATATGACGAGCTACTTCTTCAGGAATCTCTACGGTAGTGTCTTTTGGAAAAGTATAAAAAACACCACCGAGTCCATCTTTTAATTTCTTGTCAGATCGGTTTGTAACATAAATCACAGTCATTAGAAACTCACTACGTTTCCAAAAACTGATATATC